GAGGTGATAAAGTCTAGATACCGTGATGTCTTTTCTTATGATAGCTTCAGTGAAGGAGAGAAAGCTCGTATTGATATTGCTCTCTTGCTTACTTGGCGTTCTGTTGCTAAGCTTAAGAATAGCGTAGATACTAATCTTCTTATACTCGATGAAATCTTTGACGGCTCGCTTGATCAATCTGGTTCTTCTGACCTTGGTTGGATCCTACGTAATTTCGATGATAGCACAAATGTATTTGTGATATCTCATAAGGAAGCAATGAGTGACAAGTTTGATAGAACCATTACTGCTGAGAAAGAAAAGAATTTTTCTGTTCTTAGTGAGACAGTTCACGAAGTGACACATGCGTTGATCGGTTGACCCATTTCTTTGTTATCATAGGTACATCAGCAAAAGAAATGAATGTCCCAACAAGAAATTAAAGGAAATCTTGCAAGACTACTAGCGACAGAGAACCTAGTTGTTGAGCACCGTAATGTACCCACTGCACAATTCAATGTGGATACTAGAGTATTGACCCTTCCTAACTGGGACAAAGCAAGCAGCATTGTATATGATATGCTTGTTGGTCATGAGGTTGGACATGCACTGTTCACACCTAATGATGATCCTAGAGATTTTAAAGCACCTCAACCTTATGTTAATGTTGTTGAGGATGTTAGAATTGAGAAGTTAATGAAGCGTAAGTATCCTGGTCTTCGTAAGAGTTTTAATGGTGGGTATGCTGAACTCAACGCATTAGATTTCTTTGAGATTCAAGATGAAAATTTAGAAGAGTTCTCTCTTATTGATCGTATCAACCTACACTATAAAGTTGGTGCTGCTGCTATGATTCCTTTTGAGGATGATGAGAAGGTATTTGTAAATCGTACAGAAGAGACAGAAACATTTGAAGATGTATTAAGCCTTGCTGAAGATATTCATAATTTTATAGAAGCTAAGAAGAAAGCAGAACAGGAGCAATTACAGAATCAACAACCATCTTCTCCCGATGGTGATGGGAAACTTGAGGTTCCAACATCATCAGATGGTGAAGGTGAAGAAGATGGTGATCAAATAGAAGAAGAGTATCAAACACCTTCATCATCTCCAAGTGATGATCCTGCTCAATTAGATACACCTAGTTTCTCAGAAGGTGGTGGTGAGCATCATGAAGGTGAAACTCAAGAGAAGTTTGATAAAAAGACAAGAGATTTAACTCAACCTTCTCACAACGGTAGAGAAATAACTTATGTTGAGATTCCTGATAAGGTTGATCTTGATAAGTTTGTGGTTGATTGGAAAGTAGTTCATGACTGGATTGATCAGAATGCAGGTGAACAGGAACCACCAAAGGATGACGCATATAGATGGATGGCATACTACGAAGATGTTGATCGTGAGTATCAAGAATTTCGTAATGAGAACAAGAAAGAAGTTAACTATCTTGTTAAAGAGTTTGAGATGAAGAAGTCTGCTGATGCATATGCAAGATCCTCTACAGCAAGAACTGGTGTATTAGATACAAAGAATCTTCACACATACAAGTATAATGAAGATCTATTCAAGAGAATAAACATCGTACCTGATGGTAAGAACCACGGTATGATCTTTGTTCTTGATTGGTCTGGTTCTATGCAGTATGAAATACTTGCTACTGTTAAGCAACTTCTTAACTTAACTGCATTCTGTAAGAAAGTTCAGATCCCATTTGAAGTATATGCCTTTACAAATGAGTGGCAGATAGCAGAGCGTGCTATCAATAGTGGAGAACCAATCGAACATTATTATGGATGGTATGGTAATAGTAGAGAAGATAGAAACTTAGTTAGAAATGAGATTCATTTAAACGAAGGTGGATTCCATATGGTTAACTTTGTTTCTTCTCGTTCAAATCCTAAGGATTATGAGAGACAGTGTAGGAACTTCTTTAGAGAAGCTTATGCTTTTGGTAATAAGACTTCTTATGCATACACACCAGGATTAAGTCTTTCTGGAACTCCTTTAAATGAATCAATAGTTATGCTTAACTATATCATTCCTAAGTTCAAGAAAGAGAATGATCTTCATAAAGTTAATGCTTGTATCTTGACTGATGGTGAATCAAATAGTATCTCTTATGGTTGTCTCGTTGAGAGAATGGATCGTGAGGATTATATATGTGCTCGTAGTCTTGATTATGGTTATGTTCAATTAAGAGATCGTAAGACTGGAAGAGTTTACACTCAGATGGATGGGTACAATTCTTGTACTTCTACATTCATTGAGCAACTTCGTGATAGAAATCCTGGTGTAAATGTACTTGGTTTTCGTTTACTTCCTGCTAAGAGATTGTCGGAATTTGTTGCTCGCTTTGCTGACTATGCATATTACAGTGAAGTACAAAAGCAGTGGAAAAAAGAGAAGTCTGCTATCCTTCCATTCCCTAAAGGATATACTGCTCTCTATGCTATCTCCTCAAAAGATCTTGAGGATGATAATGAGTTTGAAGTAAAGGAGGATGCAACTAAAGCACAGATTACTAGAGCATTCAAAAAAATGCTTAAGGGTAAGTCTACAAATAAGAAGCTTCTTAACTCATTTGTTTCACACATAGCGTAACCAGTTGGGGAAGTGTCCACTATCTTCCCCATTCAATACAATACCCATTATACTTAGTACATACAAAACAAAAATCAGATGACTTTCCAAAGAAAATTCACCAACGAAGAATTGATCAGTTTCTTATCAAAGGATGGAGAAACAGTTACTAGCGATCAAATTAAAGGTGCTGCTGAACACTTTGGATGCAGAGTACAAAGTGTCAACAAAAGAATTAATAAAATACCACAGTTCCAAAAAGTTCAGCGTGGTGTATGGAGTTTAAGTGTAGCAGAGAAACTAGAGAGAGTATATGAAGGACTACCAGCAGTACCTGCTGTTGAAGAGAACCTTGTACCAGATAAGGATCCAAACTATGTACCGTTTGGTAACTTCTCTGATGTTAAGAGAATCATTCAGTCAAGGATGTTCTATCCTACATTTATTACTGGACTATCTGGTAACGGTAAAACATTCTCAGTTGAGCAAGCATGTGCTGCTCTAGGTAGAGAATTAATTAGAGTTAACATTACCATAGAGACAGATGAGGATGATCTTATTGGTGGTTTCCGTCTTGTCGATGGTGCAACTGTTTGGCATAACGGACCTGTAGTGGAAGCACTTGAAAGAGGAGCTATCTTGCTACTAGATGAGGTTGACTTGGCAAGTAACAAAGTCCTCTGTCTCCAATCCATACTTGAAGGTAAAGGTGTGTTCCTTAAGAAGGTAGGTAGGTTTGTAAAACCAAAGTCAGGATTTAATATCATTGCTACTGCTAACACTAAGGGTAAAGGTAGTGATGACGGTAGGTTTATCGGTACTAATGTATTGAACGAAGCATTCCTTGAAAGATTCGCCTTGACATTTGAGCAAGAATATCCTACAGTGTCTATTGAGACCAAGATACTGAAGAAGGTATCTGGTAACCTAGGTGTACTAGACGAACAGTTCTGTGATAATCTTGCTAATTGGGCAGACATCATTCGTAGAACATTCAAGGATGGTGGCATCGATGAGGTTATCTCAACTCGTAGATTGGTTCATATCATTCGTGCATTCGCAATTTGGAATGATCGTTTGAAGTCAATCAAGGTTTGTGTCAATCGTTTTGACGAAGAGACTAAGCAATCATTCTTAGAACTCTATGACAAAGTAGATGCTGATGTAAATCTTACAGGAGGAGAGGGTTAACCTCTTCTCTTTCTTATCCAAATTGATTTTATTATTATGACTAGAGCAATAAAGACAATTCTTACTCACTCGCATGTAAAGAATGCAGAGAAGTTTATGACAGATTTTGTTACGAATGTAGAGGAAGGTGTATGGGATGTAGATAGATCTGTTTATAAAAAAGTTAAGAAGACAAGGGATTACTTCGCTTGTGAGTCTGGAAAGCAACATCCATCAAAACCTAAGAAGACTATGAGGATTGAAGTGGTTCAAGATGAGGAAAGACAGATATTTCTTAAGAATCAATTGGCAGAACAAAGGAGTTGTGATTGAATATGAAATATAATGAAGATGCTCTGTTAAAGGAGATCCATGATTACATTAGTCAAACCTATAGAGGTCATTACAGTCAGGGTGGGGTTCAAACTTTAGATCTCATTGATTCTGTTGGTGACGCTGAAGCATTCTGTAGGTCTAACATATTAAAATATGCTTCACGCTATGATAGGAAGGGTACAGCAAGAAAGGATATCATTAAGATTATTCACTATGCTATACTTTTACTACACTTCAATGATAAGCTTGCTTCATCACAAGCTCTTCAAACTGGAGCTACATCATTCACCGTAGATTATGACAAATGACCGTTACTTTAACTAAAACAACAGAATACATTCTTAGTAATTTTTCTACTATTAATTCTTCTATAATATTTAAAAAAGGAAATACAGTAAGAACTATTAGTAATGCTGAGAACATTCTTGCTAAGTTTACTAGTGAGGAAACATGGCCTATTGACTTTGCAATATATGATCTAGGTCAGTTCTTACAGGGTTGCAATATTCTTAAGACTGATCCAAAGGATCAGGTAACATTAGACTTTGCAGCACAAGATCATGTAAAGATATCGTGTCGTAAGAGATCAGTTAAGTATTATTTTTCAGACCCTGAGATTACTTTGAAGTCAGCACCAGATAGGAATGTTAATTTGCCTGGTTCTGATATACAATTTCAGATTAGTGGAACTGATGTTAATTCCTTATGGAAAGCATCTGGAGTTTTTCTTTCTCCAGATCTTACATTCCAGTCTAGAGATAATAATGTTAGATTAATTCTTAGAGACAAGGAGGATGATACTAGCAATGCTTATAGGATAGATGTCAATGGAGAATGTACTGGTGATTATGAATTAGATGTTAAGATGGAAAACATTCGCTTGGTAACAGGTGATTATAATGTTAGAGTATCTAAGAATCTTATTTCAGAATGGAAGATGCTTAAATCGGATAGGTGGATCCCTGAGTATTCACAAGATGTTAACGATCTAACTTACTATGTCGCACTGGAGCCTTGATGAATAATGATTTTTTATGGGTAGAGAAGTATCGTCCTACTATTGTTGAGGATTGTATTCTTCCTGATAGCATTAAGAATGTCTTTCAGGGATTTGTAGATCAGAAAGAACTCCCAAATCTTTTGCTCACAGGATCTGCTGGTGTTGGTAAGACTACAATTGCTAAAGCTCTATGTGATGAGATAGGAGCATCTTACATTATTATTAATGGATCTGATGAGGGTAGGTTCCTTGACACTGTGAGGAATAGAATAAGGACATTTGCTTCAACGGTCTCACTGACCTCTGGAGCGTCCCACAAGGTCGTCATTATAGATGAGGCAGATAACACAACCAACGATGTTCAACTCTCACTCAGAAGTGCTGTGGAGGAGTTTCATAGTAATTGCAGGTTCATATTTACTTGCAACTTTATCAATAAGATTATTGAACCCTTACACTCTAGGTGTACAGTGGTTGATTTTCGTGTAAAGAATGGACAGAGTGTAGCATTGCAGGGTCAGTTCTTTGAACGTCTTAGAGGTATATTAAAAAAAGAAGATGTTAAATTTGAAGATAAGGTTTTGGCTAAGCTTATTAGGAGGTATTATCCTGACTGGCGTAGGCTTATCAATGAGTGTCAACGCTATGCTGCTAATGGCTCCATTGACTCAGCTATTCTCGTTGATGTTGCTGATGTTAATCTTGATAGTCTTCTTTCGGCATTAGCAAAGAAAGAGTTTACTACCGTTAAGTCTTGGGTAGTACAGCACATGGACAATGATCCTAGTAGTGTAATGCGTAAGATTTATGACAGTTTGTATGGTGTATTGAAACCATCTTCTGTTCCAGAAGCAGTTCTTATAATGGCAAAGTACATGAGGGATATTACTATTGTACCTGACCAAGAGATTAACATGCTTGCATGTTTAACAGAGATTATGATGAGTTGCGAATTTAGATAAAGTATGCTAAATTAATATAGCAAAGTGGA